CTCTCACCCCGATATTTTTGCTTTACGATATAATTTTTCTGGAAAAAATGAGACTGTAAACGGATTCAATCCGATTATTCAAACAAAAACCAAGGTACAACATGAAAAAGAAAGGAAGGCCAAGCAAATTCACAAAGGCCAGGAAAGAAAGAATTGTCAAAGCCATCGAAGCCGGTTGCACTTATGAAATGTCTGCTGATTATGCTGGCATCTCAAGAACCACACTTTGGGCATGGTTGAGAAAGGGTGAAGACCCAAAAGAAAAGTCATATTGTACATTTCTGAACGCAGTAAAAAAGGCAGAGATTGAAGGCGCGATGGTTCACCTTGGTACAATCACTCAAGCCAGTCAGAAAGATTGGAAGGCAAGCGCATGGATGTTGGAGCGGAGACATGGGTATTCCAAAGACAGACCAACCAGCCAACCAGACCAAGAAGAAATTACAGTTCCAGAAAACACATTTGAACTGTTGAAAACTCAAGCAGTTGATTTGAAACGTGGGATGGCTAAGGCTGAAGCATCTGAATCTTGGCAAGCATATGCAGCACTTCAGAGACAACTGTTGCAGGTGATTGCACAAATCAGACAAGTCCAAGCAGAAGAAGGTATGCAAGATGAAATGGATGGTTTGACAGATGAACAGCTGTTGTCAGAAATCAGCAATGCAATCATATCTTTGCCACCCATATTGAGACAAAGACTTGAATCAGATATAGGGGACATGGGGAATGTAATACAAATCAAACAGAAAGAGGTATAGAATGACAATAGAACTTGTCAATGGTGATTGTCTACAGTACATGGCCACACTTGAAGACAACAGTTTTGATTTGGCTGTGGTTGATCCACCATATGGGATTGGGGAGGATGGCAAATCAAATCATTCAAGGGGTTGTCTAGCAAGGTCAACACAATTTGCTTCAAAGGATTGGGACAAATCACCACCACCACAAATATATTTTGAAGAGTTGATAAGAGTATCTAAAAGACAAATTATATGGGGAGGTAATTATTTTAACCTTCCTCCTTCATCTTGTTATCTCGTATGGGATAAAATAAACGGAAGAACAGACTTTGCAGATTGTGAACTTGCTTGGACATCATTTAAAACTGCAGTGAGACAATTTAGATTTCAATGGCAGGGTTTCATTCAAGGTGACATGAAAAACAAACAAAAGAGAATACACCCAACCCAGAAACCAATTCAATTGTATCAATGGATTTTTGATAAGTATACAAAGAAAGACTGGAGAATACTTGATACACATCTTGGAAGCGGTTCAAGTGCTATTGCAGCACATGACAGTGGATTGGACTTTGTTGGTATTGAACTGGATGCTGACTATTTCCAAGCAGCAAAAGAAAGACTGGAAACACATCAACAACAACTGAGGTTATTTACATGACAATCATACAAGCAATAGCATTCGGCCTTCTTGGTGGTGCGTTGGGTACAACTGCCATTCATGGCTGGATAAACTCGAAGCGCAACAAACAAGCAGACATCATTGAAAACCAAAACAACACACTGACACAGTTGGCATCCATCCAGTCCACACTGGCACTGGGTGAACAGGAGATTGCAAAGCAACTGACAGACACTGATTTGCTAGCAGTGTCATGTTCAAAAGAATGGATGAAAGACCATGGTGATTTGCTATGCAGAGAAATGTTCTGCAGATTGCAAACGCGTGAAGGGGATGGGGCCAGTCAAATGGAATGCAATGAAATCAGCAACATTGAAAACACCTTTGTCATCATTGAAAGATGTGAACAGCATGCAATGGACATTGACAAATGTTTGGATGTCCTGGAGAAACGAAAATGAGAGACTTGATGGAAATATGGTTGGATAAGCAACTAGCCAAATCTAACCTTTCACACTATGAACTTGCAAAGAAATGTGGTATCTCAGCAACCAGCATTTCCAAGTGGACCAATGGAGTTGTATATCCAAAGGTGATTCATTTGGTTGCAATGTGTGAAGTGTTTGCAATGTATCAAGACAGAAATCCAAGACAGTTGGTATTTGAAGCATTAATGAACACATCAGAAATGAACAACGCAGAAACACGATGGAAGAAACGAAATGCAAAACAAGAAGCAATCAACAAATGAATGCCCATGTTGTGGGTGTGAACCTTGCGATTGTCATGGGGTAAATAATGAACTTTGGAGAATGGGTACGAAGACAAGTAACCAGTCAAGGCAAAACAGTTGCATGGTTGGCAAAAGAGATTGGAACCAATCAATCAGTTGTCAGCCGCTGGAGAACAGGAAGCATACCAAGAACAGAATACTTCCTCAGGACTTGCACAGTGATTTCGAAGTTATCCCACAGGCCAGTTTTGCAGGTCATCCAAGAAGGTGCTTTCTGTATTGGGATTCTGTTTGATGTCGATTAAGAATGCAACCAAAAAGATGCGCTCACTGCAGGCAAGGGCGGTTCAGAATCCCTTGACATACTTTTGTCCAACACCACCACAAGAAGCATGGTTGAAAGATTCCAGCAAGATTAAACTTTTTTTGGGGGGCAACCAAGTCGGTAAGACCACAACTGGTTGTGTTGAACTGTTGCACAGATGTCTTGGAACCCATCCATATTTGAAGACAGACCCACCACCCATATCTGCTTACTTGATTACACACTCACATCAACAGTCTGTCACCATCCAAGAAAAGTTGTATGCACTGACACCCAAAGGAGAACTGCACCCAGATTGTGAATTCGTACCAGGTAAGGGCTTCAGAGGTGTCAACCCAATAGTCAGATTCAGCAATGGTTCAATCATATACATCAAAACAGCCAATCAAGGTCTTGGACTGGCATCTTTCACAGCATCTTTTGTCCATGTTGATGAACCAGTGCCACAAGAAGTCTGGAATGAGATTGCAGCAAGAACATTGCGCGGTGGTGCAGGTGGTAAAAGTGGAACTATTGCAGTAACCATGACTCCAGTTGGCCAAGATGTCAGATATATGCAGCAGTTGGTTGAAGAAGGTGTCATATCTTGCACAAAAGCACCCTTGACAGTTATAGCAACAACTCCAAAGTATTGTAAACCGACCATTCAACAGGAGACTATTGACAGAATGGCCCAAACTTATTTGCCAATAGACAGAAACGCGCGGTTGAATGGTGACTTCGTGATTGGGATACCTGAAGGCAGGGTATTTGACTGCTTTGATGAATCAATGATTTCCAGCATTCAGCCACCACCGGCCAACTATGAGATTTCAATTGGAATAGACCATGGAAGTCAACCCAACACACAGATTGCTTTGTTGGCTGCTGTCAATGTTACCAATCCTCAAGACCCCTGGGTATATGTTCTTGATGAATACATCAGTGGTGCAGCCCCTCCGGAAAGTCATTGTCGTGCAATGTTGGAAATGTGCAGCAGAAACAATGTACAACCAGCGCAATGTCATTGGACTGGTGATAATGTGCATTATGGAAGTGGCAAAAGTGGAAGCGGTAAAATGTCAAACAGTTTATTGATGCGCTCATTTGAAAACATTCTGAGAATGCCCAGTCTGCCTTTCAGGATTCGAACTATCAGAAAGCCAAGATACAGTGTATACTATGGCAGTGCAATGCTGCATTCAATCATGGCCAGAAAACAGTTCTTCATTCATCCAAAGTGTAACCGCACTATTCAATCTATTCAACGATGGACAATGAAGAAGAACCAGTCAGCACGGTCCAGAGATGAGTGGGGCCATTGTGTCGATGCGTTGCGCTACTGTGTAACTCCAGTTATAGAAAATACAAGATTCACCAACATACCAACTCATTTGAGGTTCTAAATGTACAATGATAAACCCATGAAACCGCTTGCACCCAATTCAGGAGAACAAGCACGTTGGGACCATACCGGTCTGAGACGCAGAATGATTCTTGGTGCTTGGGAAGAAGACTTGGAAGAAGAACTGGCAAGACACCTTCCAGCAGATAGGCGCGAAGCATGGGGACCCAGTGACATGAGTTCGAATCCTTTTGAACAAATCACAAGACAACTTGCAGTTTTGTACCATGAGAACCCAGCAGTCACAAACATGAATGGTGACATTGATGACATGGTTGGCCGTGAAGGACTGGTAACAAAAGCAGGTCTTTGGCAACTCATGCAGAGAGGACAACAGATGGTGATTGGATTGCGTGAATCCATCATTCGAATTGATGTGAATCCACACACAGAAGACAGTCCAGCACGCGTGCCAGGAATACAATACAGATTGGTTACTCCAGATTTGGTGTTTTGTGAAGCGCATCCAGACCAACCAGATGTGCCAGTATATTATCAAGAATACAGATTGCGTAAAACTTCCAGTGGATACCATTGGGTTGCAGATGTGATGGACATCAGAGACATGCAGAATCCAATCTTTGGAATGTTTGAAATCAATCAAGATGGTTCACTTGGTACAGATGTCAGTGAAATGTATATGGGACATCCAACCCACGTTGGTGCAGACTACCCATACAGAGACCAGAACAATCAACCATTCATTCCAGTTGTCATGTACCATGCAGAAAAGACTGGTTATTTGTGGGACCCTTATTGCGGTTCTCAGATGGTTTATGGTTCATTGACTTCTGCAGTGCTGTATTCCTTTTGGACTCACTTGGTGAAATCAGCATCTTGGTCACAAAAGTATGTTGCTGGTCTAACGGTGGCCGGCCTCAGTCAGATTGACCAGAACAATGTTGCAAGGCGTGCTTCTATTTCAACAGACCCATCCAGCATTCTTGTCTTCACTCAAGACCCAGATGCACAGGGCCAGCCAATGGTGGGTTCATTTGGGATTGCAACAGACCCACATGATTTGTTATCCAGTATTGCCAAATATGAAATGCGTGTTTCAATGGCAGCTGGTCTTTCTGGTTCAGAAGTCAGCAGAACCAATGGTGACCCAATGAGTGGATACGCATTGTCTGTTTCAAAGGCTGGACAACGCGAAGCACAGAAGAAGTTTGCACCAGTGTTCAGAATGGCAGATGAAGAACTGTTGGCCAAGACTGCAATGCTTGCCAATCGTTTCCTTGGCACCAATCTTCCGGAGGATGGGTACCGCGTTTCATATCACAGCATGCCATTGACACCAACAGAGATGCAAGCACAGAGAGAAGACATCATTGCAAAGATGCAGGCTGGTTTGATTTCACCAGTTACAGCAGTCATGATGATGTATGATGATATGGATGCAAAAGAAGCAAGGGAATACTTGTTGCAGATTCGCAGAGAACGCGCGGAGTTTTTATAATGGTACCAATGAGATGTCAGCAATGCAGAGAGGAAATGAATCCGCTTCATTCCAAAGTTGAATGGATGTCAAACAAATTGTTTCTGTCATTGGTTGAAACAATCAGACTTGTTCACCCTCATTGCCAATACCAGTTTTCACACATGAAGACAATGAACATGCTGGACTTGCATGACCATTGGTTGCCCTTCTGGAGTCTCAGTGAATTCATGGAGATACCAGCAGAGCAGGACTGGGACAATAAAGAAATTGCATTTGCAATATTTAACGATTTTATTCACCATCAACAATTGAGAAGTAAAGAGGTACAAAACAATGAACACAATCAATCATGAAGGCCAAGAGTATGTTCTAAAGGCAGACATTGAGAACGCATTTAAGGACAGGATACAGAAACTGTCAGCGCGTGCAATTCAAGCAGAAGAACAAACAAAGGCATTCCAAGACCAGTTGGACAATCAAAGTGGAGAACTTGACAAGATAACCAAGTTGTCTTCACGTGTTCAAGAACTGGAAGGAGAACTGGACAATGCAAACAACAGGTATTCCAGACATACTGCAATGGCTGACCTGGGTATTGTTGATTCAGAAGTGCGTGAATTGGTAGAATGGCAATATGAGAAGGCCACCAAAGGAGATGACAAAGCACCTGGATTGAATGAATGGTTGGCTGCCATGAAAGAAGACCCAACAAAAGCACCAATCACATTGAGACATCATCTCACTGCAAAAGAACCCAGTGCAGCTACAGAACAAGTGACCGACCAAGTCACAGAACAAGTCACCCCTCAAGTTGGTGACCAACCAGTTCTGATTGCACCAAAGACAAACACAGGTGCAACAGTCGCACCAGTTCAATCCAGTGACATGTTGAAACGTGGACTGGATGACTTTGACTTTTACAAGGCCAATCGTGAAGCAATCCGCAAGGCCTATAGGGGTAAAAAGTGAGCCAGGACTATTCTAGAATCAATATATATCCAATCATCAAGAACTTCAGTGCAGTGCAAACATGGACTGAAGTAAACTTGCCCAGCAAAGGCCGACTGGTCACAGTTGGATGTGAAGCTGGTGATGTTTATGTTTCTATGGAAGCAGTTGAAGGTGGTTCAACCAGTGGAGTGAACAAGTTGTTTATCAAATCTGGTGGATACATGATGATTGATATGGGAAGGGGTACAAACAATCTTTCCAGCATTCAGATTGCAACAAAGACACTGTCCAGCGCAGAAGTCACAGTCATTATTGAGGAAAAATGACATAAATTATATAAATGAGGTACAACCATGGCACAATCAGTTTTCTTTCCATCGCGACCGGTGGAATATACATTTTCGAACTCAACACAAGTCACTGTGAATCACAATCTTGGATACATTCCAACTGTGCAGATTCTTTTGGACAATGGCAGTGTTGTGCATGCAGATGTTCAACACACATCCACCAACAGTCTTGTTGTGACTTTCGTAAATGCAAAGACTGGTTCAGTGATAATCAGATAAGATACCCACAGTCCACATCGGACAAACAAACACAAAAATTCCACACAGGTGAAATATCATGTAATTTCTTGCACCCACAAATGTATTCGAAGGCGTTGTTCAACTCAACCAAGCCCCTAGTGCAGCCAACCATGCTGTTACAAAATCATATCTTGAAGCCAACAGTGTTGTCGGGATCTCTTCTGATTCTGCAAACTATGCTGAACTTGTTACTGAAGCCGGTGAACTTAAGTTAAAACTTAAGCCTTTGACAATCACTGATGTATCTGTTGACACATCTGCTGCTTCTTTGTCTGCTTGGGTTACTGCTAACTATTCAAATGGCGATGAAAAGCAAGAAGGCGATATAATCGTTTTGACTGCTGTAAGTGGTCGCGCTCAGACTTTCATTCACAATGGTGGAACTGCTGGAACAGATGCTGACTTTGCTGAAATCGAAGGTGCTGATGTTACTGATGCTGAAGTGCGTGGTGCTTTGTCTGCTTCTGCAGGTATTGACTACAACAGTGCAACTGGTGCATTCACTGCAGACCAAGGTGAAATCCGTGGTTTCTTTGCTGCTGGTTCTGGACTTGCATACGATGCTGCCAATGGAACATACTCTTTGAATGTTGATACTGATGGTATCTCTGAAGGCGCATCTAACTTGTACTTCACTGATGCTCGTGCACGTGGTGCCATGAGTGTTTCTGGAGATGGAATCTCATACAACAGTGCAACTGGTGTAATTACTTTGGCTGCTGATACTGATGATGTATCTGAAGGCGCTGGAAACTTGTACTTCACTGATGCTCGTGCTCGTGGTGCTGTTTCTTTGGGTGCTGTTACTAGTCCTGATGTTCAGTTGCTTCAGTACAACAGTTCAACTGGTGAATTGAAAGTTGAATTGTCAGATGTGTTTTCACAGTTTTCTGCTGGAACTGGTCTTTCTTGGGATGGCGGTGGTCAATTCTCATTGAATGCTGATACATCAATGGTTTCTGAGAATGGAAACTTGTACTTCACAGATGCTCGTGCTCGTTTGGCCATCTCTGTTGATACTGATGGACTTCAATACAACAGTGCAACTGGTCAGATTGCTTTGGATGCAGATACTGATGACATCTCTGAAGGTTCAAACTTGTTCTTCACAGATGCTCGTGCTCGTGCAGCTGTCCAAGCAGACCCAGCCGCTGGAAACTTGGTTCAGTACAACAATGCAACTGGTGATATCCTTGTTGCTTTGTCTAGCTTCCGCAAGACCTTTGCACCGCAGAACTTGACTGCAAACACCTTTGCAACATTGAATCATCAACTTGGTGAAAAGATTGTTCATGTTTCTTGCTATGACAGCAGTGGAAACAAGATTCAATGTGAAGTTCAGTTGGTTGATAACAACAATGTCAAAATCAAATCAGTCATCAATGTGACTGGTGCTGAGATTGTAGTTTCAATGTAATCCAGATTTCCCTCAAAAAAAAGGGTCGTACCTCCTCTTTTTCCCCGCTGTTCTTCAGTGGGGTTTTTTGTTACTTGCCAAAGCCGGTTATATCATATAAAATACAGTACACACTTTGAAGTGGAAGGGTCGCACCCGCAACAGCAGAAAGTCCACACAAAACCACCCCACAAACTTTTAACTTCCTATTCAGGTGTTTATCATGCCAATTACACAATACGGGTTGTCTACCCCAAACGAAGACTTACGAATGCAAAAGATGATTTCTCAGGAAATCAGACTTTTACTCACTGACTCCACAAATCTTAGAAACACTCCTTTTGTTGACTTTGTCGGCAGCATCAATGGAATGGGTTCTGATACCATCCGCGTGCGTAAAGCAGGACTTGATGGATATGATGCTTTCACTGCATTCACTGGTGCAACTGAAGATTCTGCAGTAAATGCCAGCCCTTTAACAGATGCCCATGTTGATGTGGTTTGCAAAAGAAATTCTTTAGCGTACGAGATCACTGACTTGGCCTCAATGACTGGTTTGAACTCTGGTGACATTGACCCATTCCGCATTGCAGAAAGTATTGCAAACTCTTATGAAGCATTGTTTGCAAACATCACTGGTGCTGCTGTTGCTGGTTTCACAACCACCAAAGGTTCAACTGGTGCTGACTTGACAATTGCTGTTTTCTTGTCTGCAATCCAAGAACTTGAGAAAGCAGATTCTGGAAAGGGTGCCCCTGGACCATACGTTGCTTTGTTGCATCCAAAACAATGGGCTGACCTGCAAGACAACATTCTTGCTCAGACTACTGGAATCTTGCAATTTGTTGCTGCATCTTATGAAGCCATAAGTGCAAAAGGTTCACACTACAAAGGTAACTTCATGGGTGTTGAAATCTATACTTCTTCATACATCACCAATGATTCCGTTGACCATGCTGGTGCTTTGTTCTCTGCTGGTGCTTTGGGATTCGCAACTGGAATGCCTAGTCCTGTTGGTGCAAATGAAGCAATGGAAATGGGTGAAGTTTCTATAGAAATGGACCGCGATAGTGTAAAGGCTATCACAAGTGTGGTAGGACATGCTTACTTGGGAATGTCGATTATCGACCAATTCCGCGGTGTTACTCTTATTTCAGCAGTTTAATCTGCACAAACTTGGGTGGTGGTCTTCCATGGCTGCCACCCTTTTTCCAATGAGGTACAAACATGGAAATCAAACCACAACAATGGCAACCAATGACCCAGCAGACAACCAATGTGTTGCCTGCAAGACCCAACCACCCTTTCTATTACAAATGGCATCCGACCAACTGGCAATTTGTCTATAAAGATGTACTTTGCACAACAGCAAAGAAGACAGCTACAGTGAAGAAAGGTTTCTTTGTTCCACATCTCAGAATGGAACGTGTCATGCCTGGAGTGAATGGGATTCATCAAATCCAAGGTGAACTGGGAAATCCTGGTTCTCGCATTGGACAACTTCAGCAGCAGGGTTGGATATATTTGGACCCACAAAAATATGACTATATGCACGTTTATCCAGTGCGCGGTGGCCGGTATCATGTACCAAAGTGGTTGCAAATCAGAGTGGTGGCCAACAGAATGATTGAAAACATGGACAGAGATGCTTTTCAACTGTGGTCAATCAATCTATTGCGCTCAAACATCTTGGGAAATCCAGAGCCGCACTTTTGGCAACTGGCCATTCATGAACTGGAACGCAGCAGAGAAGTTGAGATTCTTATCAAGCAACAACACCTTCCTGAAAAGAAAGTGCAACTGGATGAATTGCGTGATAAAATCAAGGACATGAAAGCCTTTGTTGATGGATTCAATAAACAAGGTTTTGCAATCTATGAGGATTTCACACAATGAGCAATTCAACACCATATGCACCACAAATCAAGATAACAGAACTTTTGGAACGTGGGAAATCACAGTTGACCACATTGCCTGTGTATCGTGATGGTGCTTTGGTGGTTCCAACAGATGTGCGCTACAGTTTAACAGCGCCCAATGGAACCAAGATTGTTGATGAAGCAGCAGGGACATACCCAGCCAACATTTCACAATACACACATTCATCAGCCAACTTGGCATCCACTTTGGAGCTGGGTGAAGGGTATTTGCAATCTTGGGAACTCACATTCTCAACTGGTGTTTACAACTTCAGGCGCAGTGCAGCTGTTGTGAAGCGCAGATTGTACCCAGTTATCAGTGATGGTGATTTGACCAGCACATATTCACAACTTGCAGACATCAGACCAAGCACATTGACTTCATACCAGTCTTATATTGATGAAGCATGGTACACAATGATTCAGAAGATGCGAACAGAAGGCGGTGGACTGGAATACTTGGTGATGTCTGCAGAAGCCTTCAGAGCAGCACACCAGAACTTGACACTGTATTATATATTCAGAGACTTCCACAGTTCACTGGGCCAATCCAATGGTCGATATTTAGACCTTGCCAGTGAGCATTTCAAGCAGTACACATATGAGTGGAAACAAATCAACTTTGTCTATGACTATGACCACGATGGACAAAGTGACCAACCCAATAACCGCAAATCAAAACAGCCAGTCATCTACACTTGTCAACCTGGTTCTAACTATCGCAGAAGGTACAGAAGAAGATGAATCTCAGTACAGTCAGACAAGCCATTGCAGAGAAGGTTGCAGCAATCAGTGGATTCAAGATGTCCAAACACAGTCCAGACTACTTTGGAAGGACTGAGAACACTGTTGCACATCTTGCATTCACAGTTGGCCTGGCAAACAGCACAGCAATGGAAGAAAGACAACGCAGTTCTGTTGGTGTTTATGTGAACACTCCTGTTCAAGTCATCTTTTCATATCGGTTGCGGCCCCTGGACATCTACCCAACAGATTATGATTTGGCTATGGATACTGAACAGCAAATCATTTCAGACATATTGACTGCATATATTTCACCAAAGAATGCCTTCACAATCAGATACAATGGTTCAACTCGTGAAGTGACAGAGTCCCAAGAATACATTATAATTACTATTGATTTTACCACCCTCCACACATTAAATTAGGATACCCACTATGGCTTATTCAGTTGTACCAAAGACAAAGCGCGATGGCGTAATTACATTAAAAGATGGAACTGGATCCCCAGTCACACTTGATGTTGCATTCGAAGATGGAAACTTTTCATTTTCACAACCACAGCAGTTTTCTGAACTGGTAGTGATGGACCGCGGGAACTTTTCTGCAATCCGAAAGCAAGATGAACAAGCAATAACTGGTTCATTTGGGTTTCACTTCAGACAGTTCACAGATGCAAGTGAAGCAGGTTCAATCCGTGACTTCATCAATCAGTCTGGTTTCTACAGTGGGAACATCTCAACTGGTACTGTTGGCACTCCATATGTTGAACATTACTGTATTGACATTGAATACAAAGCAGAAGGAACAGACTTTGGTGATGATGCTGACCACACTGCTGTGTTATCCAAATGTGTTTGCACTTTGGACTTTTCAGAAGGTGACCCCAGTGCATTCACGTTGAACTTCACTTGTTACGGTGGTTCAACAGTTACAGGTCCTGTATAATTTACAAAAACTTTGGGCTATTCGATGGATAGCCCATCTTTCATAAAATGTGAGGTACTGAATGAAAGTTGATTTGAAGAAACTTGGAGAACATGAAGTTGTTCTGCCGAAATCTATTGCTGTTTGTCTTGACTTTGTCAGCATATGGGGTTCTGAACCAAACCGCGCCCAGTTGGGAAGACTGTGTGCGGCTGCAATTGCAGTTGGTGTGGACCATTCCAAATGCTTGCCAGCATATCCAGTTGCAACAGGTGACCCAATTGTATTTGGATTCAAGTGCTTGGACAGATTGTTGGATGCTGGTATGACTCCTGCACAAATCTATGAACAAGGTTCTGCAGTGTTGGTGGAGATGATGAGAGTCATACCCTCTGAACAAGAAGTTGAGGACACAGCAAATTTTTCATAAGTCGATGGGGTGCGTTTGATTTGATGGTGATGCGCGTTGCAATGCGATGGAATCAAGAACCAAACTGGTTTTATACCCTTGACCCATCGACAAAAGTGAAAGTGGTTGCAGAATATAGACTTCATTGTGAATCCTCAGAAGACAAACATGCTAGACAAGAAGGCCAAAAAAGGGCTAGAATGGAAGCAATGATTAAGAAGCGGATGGGATAAAATGAAAAAGTATTCAAGTGGAAATACAACAGTAACAGTTCAAGAAGACATGACAGAAATGTTCATGGGCTTCTTGAAACTGGTTGCACCTGGTGCAGAAGCCATTATGGATGCTGAACTGAAGCGGATTGAAAAAGAAGCCAAAAAAGACTGGCCAAAAAGAAAGCCTATTGCCAAAAGAGATAAACAAGGCAACTATACAACAGAAAGAGTTTCAAAAGAGAGTTTCAAGAAGTTTAAGCGCGGTATCAAAGTGGATGCCAGTGGCAAAGTAATTGTATTTTTGAGGAACACTGCACCGTATTCCTATATGATAAAATATGGTATTGATTCTGAGAACTCAAGAAGACAAGACATCATCAGACCTCAGGGCAAAAGGGTGGCAACAGAAACACTTGTAAAGCCACACAATAAAACTGCAAACAAGGTTGTCAAGGCACTTGCTGATGACCTAATGAAGAAGGTGTAATCATGGCAACTGAAGTTCAAAAGTCTATTCAGATTTCATACAAGGCCGACTTGAAAGACTTGATGGCAAAACTGAAGCAGATACCCAATGTCACTGACCAAGAAGCCAAGAAGATGGTTGCAGCATTGGACAGACAACTGAAGCAAGCAGAGAATGCAGCCCAAAAGTCAGCACAAGCCAGCAAGAAAGCAGCACAAGAAGCCGGAAAGGCTGCCAGTCGTGGTTCACAGCAGTTTGATGACATGGCAGACAGTGCAAGAAAAGCAGAAGAAAGATTGGAACATGTTGCAGATGCCAGTGGAGACATTGACCGTGGTTTTAGTTCTATTGGGTTGGCCTTGCGTACAGTGAACCCAGAGTTGGCAGCAACCGCGGATGGCCTTGCAGATGCTTTTGCAGTGACAGAAGGATTGACAATGTCTTTCAAGTCGTTGAATCCATATGTTATTGCTGGTGCTGCTGTTGTTGGTGCTTTAACAGTGGCATATGGAGCATACAATCACAGTATTGAACAAGCAAGAATCAAGACTGAAGAAATAAAAGCAGAGATTGTACTGTTAAACGATACTATCAAAGAGCAAACAGACATTATCAAAAATATGGACAATCAATTTGGTGGATTAACCAGGGCAGTTAATGAAAGTGGTATGGAGTTAGCACTTTTGCGCGGTGAGATTACACAACTTGATGCAGCCCAAATGAAAGCAAGTCAAACAGCAGCAGAGTTTAAAGTTCAATCAGAAGCAACATACAAAACGCAGCAAGATGCTTTAAAAACCAGTATCCAGTCACGCAAAACTGAAATCAGACTGATAAATATGCAAATCAAACCACTAAGTGAGGCCAGTAAGATACAACAGTCTTTAAGTGAAAGAATAGCGGGCATGCCTCAACAGTATAAGGAAATGACTGCTGCAGAAGAAGGTCTGTGGGCCCAGAAAGAAATTGTAAAAGAGCAATTAAAATTAGATGAAGAAAGATTGGCTGAATTGGAAGGCCAAGAAAATATGTTGAATAAACAAGCAAGAATATTGGAAGAAAATTTATTGGCAATTGAAGAATTAAAAGCAGCAGAGAAGGAAAGGAAACCAATACAGAAAGATGTAAATGAAGTTAAAGCAGAAGAAGTGGATACTTTACGCAATCTGATTGAACTGGACCAAAAAAGATTTAAAGCACAACAGGATGCTGCAAATCAATTGCAAACCTTAACAGAAGAAAAAGGTCTTTCAGAGACTGAACTTGCAGAACTAAACTTTGCAAGAGAATTGGAAAGGATTGAAGAACTTGGTGAAGTATCACAACAACAAGCAGAAGCAAAAGATTTGATAAATGCTAAAATTGCAGAACGTGAAGAAGAGAATATAGAGAGACTAAAAAAATTAAAAAGAGATGCTTTTAATGAAGATATGGACAATGCTCAATCATTGTTTTCTGCATTGGGAGAATTCACAAATGCTGCAATGGGTCTTATGAAGGAAAAAGGGCGGGAAGATTCTAAAGCTGCAAAGATTCTTTTCAATATGTCAAAAGCAGCAGCACTTGGAGACATTGCATTTGAATCTGCCAAACAAATAATGGCAGCAACAGCATTGCCACCTGGATTCCGTGGTGCAAAGATTGGTTTGGTACTTGCAACAGCAGCAGCACAAACAGGTCTTGTCATGGCACAACAGCCACCACAAAGTTCATTTCACATGGGTGGAATGGCACCGGATGAAATGAACAGTCGGGTCCTTCAGGGTGAAGCAGTCTTGGACAGGGCCACAGTTCAAAGAATCGGTGGTGAAGAAGGTGTCCAGCGATTGCAGCAGGGCGGTGGAATGGATGATAAAGTTGTAGTGATTCAACCATTCAGACACTTTGGAAGATTTGCAAGAGAGATTGGATTCAGACCACAAAAACAAACTGGAATAAGGGCATATTGAAATGGGCACAAATACAACACCAGAGAACATGCGCGGGTTCATCATCCCAACATGCAACATAACAAAAGATAACATTTGGCCTGCACAGTCAACATTCACAGAAAAGAATCCACGTGCAGGAGTTGCCAAAGCATCTCAACCATATACTGGTTTGACCTTGGCAATGGCTGGTTCACAGTCTCAAGACATCACAGTTGAAACAGTTGAAGGCGGTACACCAGGAGAGAAGGCCAGTTTTGTTTGGTCTGGTACAGATGGCACCAAGTTAGAACAAAATAGTAACAATGTTCTAACAGACTGGAAATACTTTGCTTTTGGAAGTGGTACAGCATTTTATGATGACTTTGCTGCAGTTGCAACCGATGATGGAACCTTGTATTGGGTTCAAGAACTTGAGAATGCTGGAGTCTATACAATCGCAGTCCGCAGACAGAAGAAGAACAACAGCATTGAAGCACTGCAGACACTGTTGACTGTTTCTTTGGCCGGTGCACCAAACACCACAGCAAAACCAGCAATTGCACAGTTGAAAGATGGGTCATTGATTGTGACATTCTTTAATTACACTGGGACAGACCAAGTGAATCTGTTTGTGTGGCGAAGTTATGACAATGGTACCAACTGGAAAGAAGTCAGCCGCAGGGCAATGGTTCAGAACCCAATCTTGGTTGGTGCAACTGGTGTCTTCATTGATACAACAACATTGCTGGTGACAGATGATATTGTTTCTTTGGTTGTTGGTACTCGGTCCAAGGTTACTGCACTTGGAAGAAATGCAATGGTCCAATTTGTATCAAGGGATTCTGGAACCACCTTTTTCACACTGGGCAACTTTGGTGAAGACCATGCATTCCCAACTGCAATCAGTCTGCCAGATGGGCAACAGGGATTTGCATACATATCTGCAACAGACACAATATCATTTCTTAAGATTCCACATCCAGGCATTGCAGCTGCTGCAACAGATTACACCACACAATATGAAGTGAACATTTCAACTGGTGCCAAGACTTTTGCAACCCAAACTGGAACTGTGTTGCTTGGTGGTACTGTTGCAATGTGGTATCAGAATGAAAGAATCTTTGTTGTTGCTAGAGATACCAGCAATGATGTCTTTGGATGGGTATCAGAAGACCTTGGTGACACTTGGAACTTCATCAGTCAAACAAATACACCAGGTATTGCAAGTGCATTGGTTTATGGTCCAAGTTCAACAACGACCATTGATAACTTCAAAGCAGTTGTGTGGGAAGGTCGTGCAGTGTTGATGTGCAATACATTCCAAAGCATTGCAGGAATGTTCTTTGGTGGATGGTCCACTGTTCAGCATCCAGCACTGGTTGTTCAACCAGATAGAAATCAATATGTTGGATTCGATGCAAACTGGATTCACAATCAAGTTCCAGACAACAGTGGGCACTGGTCCACCAGTGGAGCAGGAACAGCAACAGTGTTGCAAGAAGGTCTGAGAATAAG